CACAGTGTGGGCGTCATGGGCGACGAGCGCACCTATGATTACGCTGTGGCGCTGCGTGCTGTGACCACCACCGACTTCATGACTGCAGAGAGCTATAATATGCCCTGGGATGTTCTGGGCACTGTCACCAGCCGCATCGTCAATGAGGTCAAGCATGTGAACCGCGTGTTCTATGATTGCACCGGTAAGCCGCCGGCAACCATTGAGCTCGAATAATGGAATATTTGAAAAATAGACGTATCTACGATTGAAAAATGAGCAAAAATCGACTTCTGACATCATTTTGACATCATCCGTGGCAAAAAGCACCTGCTGGATGTGCCGGAAATGGTAGCACGGTTTATTATCGGAGAATAATTTGAAAGCCCCGGAAAGTAACGAGAAATCGAAACTTTCCGGGGCTTTTGCGACATCATGACATCAAAAAACGGGCTGTGACATCATTTGTTTTCGGCTTAGACGAGTGGCATCAAATCGGATTCATCCTTGGAGGAAGAGGAAGTACTGAGAGTTTCCAGCCTTGACACGAGTTCCTGCTGCTTATTGGGGTACAGATGGGCGTATGTCCGCATGACAACAGGAACAGTATCCCCGATCCGCTTGGCCACCAGAACAATAGAGTACCCAAGTTCGATACAGAGAGAAACGTGGCTGTGCCGAAGATCGTGGACACGAATGTCCGGCAGATAGGTTATCTGGGTGCAGCGGGTCAATTCTTTGTTAAGGGCTGTACAGGTCATGTAAAATACCCGGTCATCTGGGGTCAGGCCGTATAGTTTAGAACAGTAGGTACGAAATTCTTCTGCCAGCCAATGGGGGATAGGCACATTTCTGTTGCCGCCCTTTTTGCTATTCTTGGTGGGACCGAGAATGTCTTGACCCTTTTTCCGGTGATAAGTTTTATAGATTCGCAACTGGTCATCATCAGTCAGGTCTTTCGGCAGCAGCGCCAACATTTCACCTTCACGGCATCCTGTCCAGAATAGAATATCAAATGCCAGAAGATAGGCCTCATTGCGAAATTCTTTTCGTAAAATCTCGTACTGGTCTTTTGTTATGATAAGCATTTCACCGGCGATAGAGGACCCCATGTAGCCGGCTGCATCGCACGGATTGAATTGCAGACCGTAGAATGTCTGGGCATAGTTAAAGAGGGCAGTCAACTGTGCATGAATGGTATAGAGATACGTTTCCGCATAAGGCAGACCAGTGGCTTCGCCCATCTCCTTGACCCGCTGTTGCCAGTCTCGAATGTCCAGGGCTGTGATTTCGTTCATTTTCCGGCTTCCGAGAAGCGGAACAATTTTGGTGTCAAAAATATTTCGCTTAGTGTCCATTGTGGTGCCACGGACATGATGCTCCCGGTCGTTGAAGTATAACTCCACAAAGCTGGCAAGTGTCATATCACAGCTTTTGGCTTTCTGCAGATGAAATTCCCGCTCCCACTCCTGCGCTTCGCGGCGGGTTTTGAAGCCGCGCTTGCGCTTTTGCTTCTGCGCTCCGGTGAAATCAGTATATCGAAACTGGCAATACCAAGTTCCCGTTTTTTCGTCTTTATAGCAGGGCATCGAATATACCTCCTGAAGAGTTTATAAATCCCCGACCATTTTTATAATGGCCGGGGTCTTTTTTTATTGTGGAAGAATTGCCTTGAACTGGTCTACGTTGTCGGAATTGCTAAGCAGAAAATAAATATTTAGTCCGCTGTCAGAGCGGATGCGCAGCCTGCCGTATTCGCAGACAAGGCATTTCTTGTTGTTCTTATAGCGTCGGTCGGGGGAACCATCGGCATTGACCCGGAGCCAAGTTTCTTTGACCACCTTGCTATCCGCCGGTAGATGCTCCTGATCCGTGACACAGTTGACAGAATCGACATTGAAAGAGACCTCCGAAAGGTCGTATGCGCTGATTTTGCTATTGTGGAGATAGAACACCTTATCCGGGAAAATATAAATGGACTCTTTCTTATTCAGAGCGGCCGAAAAAACAGGCACATTTGTTCTGAGAAAATAGGGGAGTGCAGGCATTCCGAGAGCTTTTTCTTCGGATACGGTTTTCTCGGCACCGCCATTCTTTTTTGCGCTGCTGTTGGTGTGGGTTTCGGGTACATAGAAAACGGCATCACAGGCAAATAATTTACGCCAGGCGTTATACCATTCTTCGTAGGCATCAAACTGTTCATCGGTGAAGTCGTATTCCAAATTTACAGGAGCAATATAGTGGGCATAGAGAAATACGATGAATGATAAAATGGTCAGGAAAAGCCGCTGCGGTGTATGAAGAACGATGAAAGCGAGCAGGCCGATAGCCCCAACGATAAGTGAGGCTTTATTGAGAAAGCAAACCCGGTTGATTCGCTTCATAAGCGCCTTGAAATCGGAATCTTTATAGTCTGCGCGGTCGGTAGATTGAATAACTTCCGTATCTGTATATGGTTCTTCTTTTAGAGCACTTTTTCGTGCAGATTTATAAATGGATTCCTCGGTCGAATAACTCAATCCGGTTCCCGGGATGGAGGCAGTTTGCCGGATTTTTCCGTTCGCTGTTTTGGTGATTCGATACCCGGGAACACCCCATGAGTATCCAACACCGCTACCAGAAATATTGATGCGGAACCCACCACCAAGCCGAATGCTTTTTCTATACCTGAATCCCATATCACACCATAACCTTTCCTGTTATTTTATCACGAGCATTGGTATATGTTTCCAAAAGCTGGAAATGCAAAGTACAGATGTCATACTCTTTCAATGGCCTATCTGTAAGCCGGGAAGGAGTGATGGCACATGGCAGCATCGGATGAACACCCGAAGCACGGAGAAGTGCTGGATGAAGTTCTGCGGGACGAAATCAAGGATTTACCCCCTGAACAGATCCGGCAGGTGCTTGAGTACATCGGGCAGCTGAAGGAGCAGTAACGCATCCTTCAGCATGGGCAGGCTCCCTTATTGGGGGTCTGCCTTTTGTTCTGCATCCAGAAATTTCAGGAAGCGAACGTATTCTATAACCTTTCGCATTTCATCATCGGTCAGGCCTTGTACACTGTCCATAAGTTGTTGCTGCATAGCATTTTTGACGTTTGATGCAGGGGCGTCTACCTCGCCGCGCAGGTAGGCCACGGACACCCCGTAGAGGTCCGCAATGATAGAAAGGTCTGCATCCGTTGGAGTTGCCTTACCGTCCTTCCAACCAGCAATCAGGGAACGACTTTTCCCACATAGGCGCGCTATAAAAGCGCCTGATGTGCCATAGTGTTCGGTCAGATCGACGATGCGTTGTACTGTAACCGTCATACGTTTTACCAGCTTTCTTCTAAGAATCTTGTGCACGGTGCTGAAATCTAACAAATGTTTGCTTTGCGGTCTTGTCCTCTAACAAGTGTTGGATTATTATATAATCACAATCAAACATTTGTTAGATTGCAAGAGCCAATGGAGGACAGGACAATGAGAACAGTAAAATACAGCGAATTGAGCCGGGCGATGCATGATTTCACAAAGCAGATTGACACGCTGGATGAGTGCATCGAAGTTGGCTTGGTTTCAGGCGAAAAGGTGCAGATTAGCATTTCGGCCAGTTGCCCGGAAGCAAACCCGGAGAGAGTAGCAGAGTTTGCAAAGCATCTGTCCGAAGTTGCAGTGGCGGCAAAGAACTTTAAATACGCCGGTTGTACAATTGTTCGATAAGGGGGATTCGATTATGACGTATGCAGACATCAACAAAATGTTCACCGCTGAAGTAAGCAAGTACTTGGCGCGTGGATATCACTTCAACACAGCAAGCATGAGTGGGAGCCAAGGTGAAACCGCCAAGGTTGATCTGACCAACGGTACGGAGATAATTCGAGTTCTGCTTCGAACCTTTTCCGATGGCTGGGATAAGCAGGGAACGGAATTGTTTGTCGGCCGTGTGGCCGAGAAAGAGAACGTACGTCGGGATGTAGCTTACTGCGTCAACACGATTTGGAATAACCGCCTGGAGCCGGTCAGCAGCCAGCGCTTCTACGAAGTGAATGGATATGGAGATTCCAACAAGTTCTATGGCACAGAAGCGGATGCGGAAGCCGTTAGCAAGGTACGGATGCGCCGCTATGCACAATGCCCGAGCCGCCAGAATAAGGACATGACCAACGCCCAAACCATCAAGATTGCCGTTCCGTTCATTCGCCGGAAACTGGGCATCAAGAACGTGGACAAGAAGCGCATTGAGGTGTTCCGCACGCCGGATCACCGGTACATCATCAGCTATCGCGGCACTGGGTACCAGCTGAACAGAAAGGAGGACTGAACCACAATAGCATGACCGAAACTAACACCTTTGAAACACAGGAGGATTGACTATGTATTGCAACAAGTTTTTTAAGACCGAGGATGAAGCCAAAGCGTTCCAGAAGTCCCACGGCGGGGCTCTGTACAAGAACGTCAAGCGGAGCCACACCCGGGAATCGTACCGGGTGGAAGCCGCAATGGCTGTGCAGGGCGGCTGGATGCACGGCGCTGATCTGGATGCACACCCGTACTGTGTGGCATGGAATGGCGAACCGCTGAAAGCAAGAAAGGAGAATTAAGCCATGAAAGCACTGAAAATTGAGCCGGGCAAAGCCCCGGAACGCATTGACGTTGCCAACGAACTTGCAAGCCTGCAGAGCCTCGTGGGCGGCTATATTGAGGTGATTTACCCGGATGAATGCCGCCCGGTCGGCCTGATCTGCAATGAGGAGGGCAAGTGCTGCGGGCTCGAACTGAACAGAGCCTTATACCAAAACGGTAAGCCCTACGACATCATTGCCGGCACGTTCTTGGTAGTTGGACTTTCGGCGGAGGACTTCACGGATCTGCGGGAAGAAGATGCAGCCTATTTCGAGAAGCTGTTCCGCTCGCCGGAAAAGTTTCAGCGATTCGCCGGGAGGCTTGTTATCTCCAAGGTGGTTCCTGGCGGGGTGTAAACCCCGCCTTTCTCAAAAACCGAAAAAACCGAATGGGTTTTTTCGGTTACGTTCGCTTTTTTGGGTTTTGATGGGTTTTGAAAAACACGAACATAAAAGTGAAATTCAAGGTCGAAAATTCAAATTTGAAGGTCAAATATCAAAATTGAATGCGAGATAGTTCTTGATAAATCGATGGTTTTTCCAAATGCGCGTGAAATGTGAAAACCCATTGGGTTTTTTAAAAACCGAAAAAACCCATCTTCTTAAGAAAAGAAGAAGAAAAAGAATAAGAAGATATGAAGACTATCGTCTTCATCACGCGCGGTCGCGCACGTTATATAGCCGACGACGAGGACGAATCCAATTGATGAAGAACAGGATCATCGGTGCGGCCAAGCAGGTAATCAACGGAACAATCCAGTTTGTCCGCAAGCAGCATGAGCGTTTTTCCAGACGGAGGATCTTCTGCATTCTTCCAGCGTGTGACGGCTCCAGATGAGATGCCAAGCTCTTTGGCAAGCGGATTTGGCTTTGTTCCGCGGATTTCGCACATCCGATAAAAACGTTCCCAAAACAACAAATAGAACACCACCTTTTTGTGCAAAAACATGAATCTCACAAAAATGAGAATATCGTATTGATATCTCACTTTTGTGAGATTATAATATATCTAACAAATGATTCATTCACCTGTTAGACAGAAAGGAAAAACAACATGGAGAGATTTATAGCACCCATGGCTACATGGGAAATCGTGGGCGGCGACCTGCCGCCTGTCCGGGTTCGTGCCCGGACATTCGATGAAGCACTTGCAAAGGCAAGGCTTCGCGATCCCGGCTATTGTGCCGGATGGGTCGTTGAGGAGGGCTAAACGATGATGCTGAGCATGACAGAGACCGATTACGAGAACTGGCGCGATGGTCTCCGCTGCGGCGGACAGGAGGAGTACGGCACCCAGTACACAGCAGCTTCTCTCTATGAAGGGGGCTGGCGGGCAGATGCCCTTCCTGACCTGATCGAGCAGTTCAACCTGACTAGCGACGAGGCCGAAAGGATTTACAACGAACTGCTTGATCTCGAGCAGAAAGCCAAAAGCGAGGAGACCGAAGCATGAAAAACATCAAGGTTGAATGGTGTGAGAACTTCATCCGGGCGGCTTTTACAAAACACATGCCGCCTCAGCTGAAGAATCCTGGCATTGAGGTGAACTACTTCTGGACGCTGGCAGAGAGGGCGGGCCTGTGGGTGCGTGGCACATACGGCTCGCCGATGAGCATTGCGCTCGACAACCTCTGCACGGTAGAAAGCGTCTGCGATGGGGAAGGCCATTGGATGTTCAATGCTTTCCGGCTGGATCCAAAGGAGGAATGAAGGATGTTCGACAAAGAACTTATGAAGCAGCTGACCACTATTCCGGTCCAAAATCGGGAGGAATGGTTTGCCGAGCGTGACAAGCTGGAAACGCTTGCCGTCGAAATGACCCGCATAAATGCAAAGGACATGGTGCAAAAGTACGGCATCGCACGGGTTCTGAGGGTGCTGGCAGCGACAATCAAACAAAATCCCAATGATTACGATGCGGATGTGGTGGAAATGGCCGGATGGATCCCGCCGGTTCGATCGGGCCGGAATGCAGAGATGTGGTTCAGCTCGACCATCCACAGAGCATACGTCCAAGACCTGTTTCGCCAGTATGCGAACCTGCGCAAGCTGTGAGAAAGGAGCCTAAACCATGAAGAATGTCATTTTCACCTACGACATCCGCGCGAAGGGCGAGGAAGGCGAAGCCAGCGTGACCATCCTGCTGGATGATGACCGAGCAGCGGTCGTTAAGGCTGCATACGATAACCGGCAGGGGAGCAGCGAGATTGAGGACATCCTCTTGCGGTGCAAGGTCGATGACCTGTGCGCCGCTTGCGAAGCACTCCGGGGGCGAAAGTACCTTCGCAACAGCATCAAGTGCGTGGAGATCGAGGAGGCTTGAGCCGTGAACATTGAAATTAAATATCAGGCCGAGGATGGCGAGATTCGGTATTACCACTTTGAGTCGTGGGAATTGGCTGAAGACGATGCCTTTCGGGAAGCGATGCAGGAGTTCCGCAGCACTCGCACAGGAAAGAACAAAATCCTCTCTATCCGGGATGCATCGATTGGTGCAGGCCGCAACTGGAAAGAATAACCCGCCTGATGATGGCCGCTGGTATCGGCCGAAACCATTTTCGTGGCATCACGAAAATGGTCGCGGGAACCAACACCGCAAACCAAGGAAAGGAAGATTCACATGAAGTATGAGATCTACCAGCTGAAAGAGGACACCATGGAGCAGGTAAAACTGCGGTTCATGGCATCCGATCAGGCCGCACAGCTGGGCGGCATCCACCGGGAGAACTACCGCCGGGTATACGGCGGTGAGATTCCGTCTGTCCCGGAAGTGGGCAGGATGCTTCTTCGCCTGTTCGCACTCTTCAACGGGTCGAATCGACCCGTTGATTTCTCTGGCCACAGCATGAGCGTGTCCGATATCGTGCGGCTCACCGAGGATGGTGCATCCAGCTGGTGGTACTGCGACCCCTACGGCTGGATGGAACTGAATGGGGAAGAATGGGGGCAGACCTGATGCGTCACTACACAAAAGCGGAGTGGCGCAAGATCCCAGAGTCCTACAAGGGACGTTGGGAAGCATCTCCGTACAACCTTGAACGAGTGAAGCGGGGCGAACTGCCAGCTGAGTACATCGGCAAACGGACAACCATCGTCAATGACGAGCATCGCGGGACGGTGCTTATCACCGAGGGCGCGCACTTCGTCATTGATGGCTGATTTCACCAAATCGAACAAACGTCCACAGAGAAGCGATTTGAGCCGCATATCCTGCCGGGCGGCAAATTCCATGCGGGAGAAGAGAAAACGCAAAATAGAGCCATCGGAGCGGCTCTGAGCATTATTTCCGCTGGCTCAGAATGAACTGCAGGAAATCCGTAACCTTTTGGCGTTCTTCATCTGTTAACTCCATACGCTGCACAGCGGGGTCAACGGTGCGCCCCATAAGGAAGTCCATGGAGCAGTCCAAGTAGTCAGCGATGCGTGCCAGACTGTCGGCGGCAATCATGCGGCCGGTTCGCAAGTTGGAAAGAACGCCTTTGCTCATTCCGAGTTCGGCGTACATATCCTTCAGCTGGATATTGCGTGCCTTTGCCTGAATTTTGATGTTTTCCGCAAGGGCGATAGAATCATACAAATTTTCGGTTGTCATTTTGTGTATCCTCACAAAATCCATCAATTGATGCTCAAACAGCTTGAAACGTTGCAATTGATGGATTATAATACACTTGTACAGAACAAATGTTAAGTGAAAGGGTACAGCGCTTACCATTCAGCGCGTTCCCCCAGAACCTCTCAGCAAAGGGGTTCATTCGTACCACGCAATACGAACCATGAACGTTGACCTCCTAAAGACAAGCGCCGCTGCAAAGCATAGCGGACAACAGCCGCAAGTTGGATGCTGTGCAGTTATAGCGCCGCTCCCATGACAGCTTCGCTTAACGACAGGGGAACGCGTTGAATGGTGGGTACTGGCTCTTTCATTTTATCAGAAATCTAACAAGTGTTCAATACACTTGTTAGATAAATCTTTGTTAGGAAGGAGAAAAAGCATGAAAAAGACTACGATGCCGGATTGGTGCGTGGCTGTCAAGAAGGCCATGATCGACCATGACGATATGACCGTTACGGAACTGGCAAAGGAAACGGGCTTTTCTCGCTCGCATATCAGCCAAGTCGTCAATGGTGTGCTGGTGCCGTCCGAGAACGTCCAGGGCGCAATCGAAAAGTGCCTGAACATCAGCGGGGTGGCGTACCGGAGCTAACCTACATCTCAAGTATACCAGAAAGGACGGCGTGAAAAAATGGCGATTGAAAGCCAGAATATTTACAAAAATGCGCGGAAATCTGCTGGTTTTACGCAGGAAAAAGCATCGCAGCTTTTGAACGTGTCGGTTGACAGCCTGCGGGACTATGAGCAGAGCCAGCGTCCAGTGCCCAGCGATGTAGCGAGCGCCATGTGTGACGTGTATCAAGCCCCATATCTGGCCGTGCAGCATCTGCGGTTGACATCAGATCTCGGCAAACGGGTCGTGCCTGAGATCCAGTTGAAAGACCTGCCGGAAGCCGTGCTGGGCGTTCTGGCGGCGGTTCAGCGCTTCTGTGCAAAGCGGGAGGCAATGGTAGAAATCGCCGCAGATGGCCAGATCGCTGAGAGCGAGCAAGCCGAATGGGACGAAATCATGCGTTTGGCCAACGACCTGAATGTGGCAATGCTGTGAAGTTTGTTTCGCTTGTCGAAAAGCTGGAAAAAGGCTCCGGCAGAGAAGCAAATCTTGACAACACCATGAGTGTACTGCAAAAGGCTATGTCTTCGGGCAAGCTGGACAAATCTAGCTTTTCCAACTTAAAAACAGCTGCCCCAGAGGTGGTGAAAGCCATTTCGTCTGCAATGGGAGTGTCCGAAAAGCAACTCCAAAATCTGGCAGAGAGCGGAAAACTTTCCGCAAAGCAACTGAAAGAAGCGTTCTTTGCGGCGGAAAGCGACATTCAAAAGAACTTTGATGAACTCGGTTTCGGCATCGGGGACGCTCTTACTTATGTCAGAAATCAGTGGGGGCTTTGGCTTGCAGGCGCAGATGACATGCTTGGCATCACAACCAGTATTGGCAAAACAATAAAAACCATAAGCGATTTCCTGATAGGAAAAGCACAACGGCTGACTTCGTGGCTGAAAAATATTGCCGAGAAACTTGGCGGCGTGGAACAGCTGCTGAAGCTGATCGTGATGGTCGCAACGGCTCTATTCCTTGCCACCAATGGAAGCAAAATTCTGTCTTTTTTGGCAGGCGCGGTGAAACTCTTGCAAGGATTTAATCTGCAAACTGCCCTTGCGGCCGCAAAATGGCTTTTGCTGTTCCTTGTGCTGGAAGATGTTTTCACCTTCCTGCAAGGCGGCGACAGCGTCTTTGGCCGGCTCCTGAGCGAAGCTGGTGTTGACGTTGATGCATTGCGAGAGAAAATCAGCGCATTCTTTGAGGGAGCAAAGCAATTTGGCCGAGATGCTCTTGATTCACTGGGTCAGTTCTGGGAGGAGCACAAAGGCACGATTCTAGTTGTCTTGCAAGCCCTGTGGCAAGGACTGGTTGACCTGACCGCAGACATCATCACGCTGGGCGGGCACCTGTTTGATCTTCTGGCTGGCTTGATTACAGGCTTTCAGACCGGTGATTGGACGCAATTCCTGACCGGCTGCAAGGAGCTGTGGCAGGATTTTCTTGACATCCTGAATGGCCTGGGACGGGCTGCTTTTGGCGAAACCTGGGAACCGCTGAAAGAAAGCGCACAGGCAATCTGGGATTGGCTGAAGGGATTCTTTGACTGGTTCGGCGATAAAATCACCTGGGCCAAGAACCTGTGGAACGGCGTGAAGAATTTCTTTACCGGCGGAAACGACGATGGCTCCGATGATTCTGATGGAGGGGACGGTTCTGACAAGAACCCGTCTGGCTTTAGCGGTATGGGAGGCGGGAAGCCCTCTGGCGGCAGCGGCCGCACAAGCAGTGGAAATTCGCCGACAGGGGTGCAGACTTCTTCTGGGAGTACTGCTGCAAGCAGAAACGCCGCCAGCGCGTTTATTTCGGGAGGAAGGCCGGTGTCTACAACAACGGCATCACAGCGGCCGATTGCTCAAACCACGAACACCAAAAACATCACTGTAAAACAGGAAAACCGACAAAGCTACACGTTCCAAGTGTCTGATCGCAATGCCGCATCCAAACTGCAGTCTACCGTGAGTTCGCAGTCCTCGCAATCTACGAAAGATTTGGCGCATGCGCTTAATTACGGGAGACTAACTATTAAAAGTCAAGCCCCAAAATGTAAAAATCCGCCAACCGACCGCTGCCCCTGACAAACAGCATTCAAATGCTGGTCTTGGAACAGCGAGGGCGACGGAGAGAACAGCAAAGCAAGCCCGGCCAACCCTCGCAGAAACAGAATAGCATTTGAATGCTTCGGTTCGTCAAGGGTTCGCTGCGCCAGCTAAGTTTCTGTTGGAATTAGCTCAGGCTCAGGAGAAAATCATGCAGCTGTAAGATATGTTTTTCCAGACTTCTGCAAAGCGTAGATCAGCCGCACGAGTTTCTTCATGGCATGGGACAGGGCAACATTGTAGTGTTTTCCTTCGGCACGTTTTTTGGCAAGGTATTCAGCAAAGACAGGATTCCAGTAGCAGACGTACTTGGTTGCGTTGTAAAGGGCATGTCGCAGGTAGCGGGAGCCACGTTTTTCCATGTGAGCATAGCAGTTCGTGAGTTTTCCAGACTGGTATGTAGATGGAGAGCAGCCAGCGTAAGCAAGAATTTTGTCAGGAGAACTGAAATTGGAGAAATCCCCGATTTCTGCAAGGATCACAGCAGCGGAGTTTACTCCCATGCCGGGAATCGAGAGAATTGGTGGATTGAGCTCATCTATGATTTTCTGAATAGAATCTTCAATTTCGTCGATCTCGGAGGCAAGTTCTTGAATGAGTTTAATGGTATGCTTCAATTCCAAAGATTTGGCAGGCATGACAGAGCCAATAGAAGCTCTGGCTGCCTCTCGAATCTGGATGGCTTTCTCTTTTCTGTAGCGTCCTTTGGACGCTGTTGTAAGAAGGTTTGTCAGCTTGGTAAGATGGACTTCTGAAATTTGCTTTGCACCGGGATATTCGCTGAGAAGTGCGTAGATTGAAGTGCCATGGATAGACGAAACAAGCCCTTCCAATTCGGGAAACAGAATCGTAGCCAATCTGGACACCGATTGCTTTAGTTTAGCGCATTCCTGAACTTTATCAAATCGGTATCTTGTTAGTGACTTTAGCTCTTCGTTATGGTATGCTATATCCGTGTAGGACTTGAGGTCTACATCGGACAATAGCATAGTTGCAATCGTTCTTGCATGCACTACAACCCCTTCGCCTATGTCCACAGCGAAAAGGACATTCTGAAACTTGTTACGACCCTGATGACCAACACCAAGGGTGAAGGGTCCGGCGGGGACCCATTCTGGGAAAAATCGGAGCGTCTTTTGCTCACCGCCCTGATCGCCTATCTGCATTATGAAGCCCCGGTGGAGGAACAAAACTTTGCTACCCTGCTGGAAATGCTGAACACCATGCAGGTGCTGGAGGATGACGAGGAATATCAGAACCCGGTGGATCTGCTGTTTGAAGAACTGGCGAAAAAGAAGCCCAATTCCTTCGCCGGACGGCAGTACAAACTTTACAAGCTGGCTGCCGGTGTTGTATGCTCTAAAAGACTTCTTAATCAAGCGGTTGGGAAGTCTCTTAGAACACACAACCTAAAACCGAAGAAAGGAGCGCAAGTTATGAGAAAAAACGAGAAAATCACTGCTCTGTATGAACGACTGAGCCGTGATGACTTTGGCAAAGATGATGACCAGCAGCGTGAGAGCAATTCCATTTCCAATCAAAAGGC